CTTCAGCTTCCGTGATAACCTGTCCCCGTTTCGCCGTCTTGGTGTGACCGTAGCCGATTGTCCAGACGCCAGCCGGACAGCGATACGCACGCAGGCGTAAGCCCTCGAACTTTTTGATCAGATTCAGTCCGGCTTCGTTTACCTGCACGACGCGCCTCTTGAAAAAGTTGACTCGACGGACCAACAAGGTAACACTTTACGTGAAATTTTCTACCGCCGAGCCTGCTTGCATCTTAGCACATCACGACTTGCAAGGCATCTTCTACACTCCGCACCACGTGGACAGCGCCGGACTCCACAAGCGCCGATTGCTTGGCTGTAAGCCTCCCGTCTGGCGATTTCACTTCCAGCGCCGTCCACTTGCCATCGCGCCAAACGAACAGGTCAGGCGTTCCCGGCGTGTTCGCCGTGTGCCGCCGGTTGCTTGTGACGCACACCAAGCAGCCAGCTTTACGCAGCGCGTCAATAATCCGACGCTGAATTTCGCGTTCGGTCATATTCATCATTCTTCTTCTGGTGGTGGCGGCTCTTCAGGGTCTGGCGCAGGTGACGGCTCTGCACCAATCGTCGTTGAAGCAATTGAAAACTTGTCTTCAACCGCCTCAACAATCACCACACCGTCAGCCGGCGAACCAAGCCGAATCGAGGTAACACGGAAAATCGCGTCCACAGCGTAACCAGCCCAAATAAACCGGAATACGTCACCCGGACGTAAATTTGCCGCCTTTCGCGTCGCTGTCAAACGCAACCGGCGCAACGGATACGAGTATCCCAACGCTTCACGCTCGGCAATGCGTTGCGCAACGCCGGGGTCGCGAACCATTGGGAAGTCCAACTCCACTGCTGAAGAATACCCCTGAATCGCACGCACCGCAGGATTGCGAAAGGTGGCTACAGACTCTTTGTATTGCTTGGTGCGGTCGGCAAATTTGATGCGCACCACGTCACGCAAAGCGCCACTTACGTCCGTGCCGAATTCTTGGACTTCAATGATGTTCGTTTCATCCAGAATTGGCAGTTGATTTGGGTTGTAATCGTTCCGAATCAGCTTCACCGTCCATTTGCCGTTTGTCGGCTCGCGATATAACACCGCGTCAACGTGGCGCAGGATCATATCGGCAAAGCGCGGAAACTGCATTGATTCTTGAAGGATGTACGCTGCACTCAACCCCTCGGCAGATACTTCGTTAGCAGCCGCTTGGAAGGAAGCAGTATCAATCCCTTCAAAGCTATCCGCTGGGTCAACACCGCAGCCCCAGACCTCATTTGTCAGCGCCTCGTACAGCATCCAGATAGGGTTTGCATCGTTGCCGATTGCGCTACTAAACGGCACATCCGGGAATCGCACCAACTCAAATTCCACCGTTGGCAGGTTCGGTGAATTCCCGATAAAACCCTTCCAGTTGCTGTTTGATGTCCACTCCGCCGGGCCGCGTGACACTAGGTAAGCGACGCGCCGATGATCAGGGTAGTCTGGTACTCGTGACGCTAAATATGGGTCAGCGCCGGTCGTGCCGTTGCCTTGGTAGTACTTCAAATCAAATACAACTCCGCCGCTGACTTTGCCGAGCAGATTTGACTTATCTAGAAACAGCGTCTGTCCGTGCGTCAGAGTTCCCGTCCAGATAACCTTTTCGTTGACGATGATCGACTTGAGTGTTGGCGCGCCATGCGCTAATGCCCACGCGATACCGGTGAAGTAGCGCCAGATGTTGTTTCTTTTTACTTCTTTCTGGTCGCCCCACCAGATAATGTTCGGCGCGCGCTGAAGGTCTGTCCCCCACACAATCGGGATTGACCGCCCCTCTGTAGCTGTAGGCAAGTCCCAGTCCTTGTCTGGCCTGTCGCTGGTTTTGGGCCGCAGCAACGCCGAGACCACGTTCAAAGCAAGCGACGCAATTGCGATAATGACGGCGATCAGCGGGAACGGCATCAGATTATCCCCCCTCGTTGCGGGTCACGTGACGGAATACGAAACCCGCCCCACGCCAGGCCGTTGTTTGTTTCGCTGCCGAATCGCCCTTGGCAGGTCGCAAACGCCCCGTCACAACCAGCGACAGCCGTTACGCTATCACCCACGGCGATCCCCAGGTTGGATCGCGTGCGAACTGTGCCCGGCCCCGGCAGGTACTGGTCAATCGTGTCGCTCCGCCCGTCGGCGGTAATCAAGTGTCCGTTGACGAAATACCCAGCCGGTTTACCTTCCCAAGCTGAAGCTGTCACCTGAAGCCCGGACACGGCGGTTACCGTGCCGGCGAAGGTGTGACTGGAGAGATTGACCGGACACCACGGACGCCCCAGCACCCACTGACAAGAGCCGCCGAACTGCTGTGACGCAAGCAGCCCGTCCACGCGATTCGTCCCGGCGTCACACAGCAAGCGCGCCTCGACGCCCTGGAAGGATACGCCGATCACCGAGCCAACCCAGAAAACTTGCACCGCCGTCAGGTCGTTCAAGTGGAATTGCCGGATTCGGACGCGCAACCGGGGTCTGGCTTGACGCGCGATTACCACCACCGGCAAGTCCTGGCGGCACAGAATCGTCAGCCGCTGGTCTGTCTGGTTAGGTTTCAGCTCTAGCGGCTCGACCGAAATCACTTCTGGCGTGTACGAATGCCCGGCAATAAACACAGGCGCCCAAGTAGACGTATAGCGGTAATAAGTCGTGTGCGCTAGAAACTCAAAAGCCAGCGCCGGGCGGCTTGTATCCTGTCCGGTGTCAAGAGTGTCCCAGCTCACTTTGGCCTCACTACGGCGGCGATTCGCTGTCGTCGTCGTCGTCGTCGTCGTCGTCGTCCGTAATCGTCAGCACGTGACGCAGCCGTGCCGCAATCTGCACCAGCGTAGTCGTTTCCCAACGGAAGCGGAAGTTGTCAGTGTCAAATCGCACCGGCAGCAGCCACGTAATCCGGTCTATCTCTCCGATTGCCACTGCCACCCCAAGCGGCGAGTCAAGCGTCACGCTGGTGGCGGTCTGTGCGGTCACGTTGCGCCGGAAAATCGTACCGCTTTTCAGCCGGATTGTCAGCGCCGACCGACATGGCGGTACAGTCCCGGTGGCTGCGTTATCAACGAAAATCACCGTGTCCGACGCTCCGATTGGCGCGGTCAAACGCAGGTCGCGCGCCCAGGTATCCCACCAAAACCAGCCCCACCGCCCGCGTTGCAAGTGCAGGAAGTCCAGAAACTTGCCGAAGGCTTCGCGTGCGGAGAAAATCCACTGGAAATCGTACGCCACGACGGATTGCGACCACGCTGGGTAGGCCGTCGTCAGCCCCGTTTCGTAGGAAAGCGTTTCGACGCGGCGTGACCATTCCAAACTCCGGTCTTTTTCGTCACTCTTGTGCTCTAGGACAATACGGTTGGAGTACGTCGGATAGTCGTGGTCAACCAACCGCCCAAGCAGAACGCTTGAATCCAAGAATGCGTTGACGCGCAACTCTTCAAGATCAACCGTATAAACCCGCCCGTCAACGTCAGGTAGCAACCGCGCTTTGACGAGAGGCGCAACGCGCCCCTGTAAAGCGCTTGCCGTCGGAGTCGTCCAGCTTATCGAAGTCGGCGACTCCACAAGATCATCGCAAACGTGCCAGGTCTGCTCGTCCTGCCAGATAATCGCCTCGCCACCGTCGTAGTACTGGCGTCCCGGCGTGTTGACTGAGCAACTCGTAGCTCCAGCCCCAACCGACACAGGACTGGCGTCCTGCCAAACCGGAATGCGTACCTGCTTGCCCAGCAGGTCAAGCAACCGCCGGTGGATGCGGTTTCGACGCTCTGGCGTGCGTGTTAAAAGAGGGTACTGTATTTGGCGCTGTGGTGCGTCACGAGTGCAGCGCCGGATTTCGCGCCCGTCCCACGCGGCTTGGACTTCAGTGCGATAACTCCATATCTCGTCAATTCCGTTTGCCCAGTTCGGCTCGAAGGCGAAGACAGGCGCACTCATACCGTCCTCAGCATCTGCGCAATCCGCCCACGATTGGCGCGGATATGGTTGATCACAATCCTTTCACCCGCCGCGCCCATCAGGTGGTCGTCAAAGCTGCCAGTGTCCACGCGATTCACAATCGTCACGGGCTGCGCTGCTTGTGTCGCCGGCATTGACGCCAGCGCGTCATTCGGGATAATCGTGCCGGAAACGCGCGGCACGAACAACTCCGGCCCTTTTTCCCCGACGATATACGGCGCGTTAGCGGCAACCGCGCCGCCCGCCGCCTTGCCTGGTATTCCCGGCAACACGCCGCCAAGCCCGATTTTGCCGAAAATCCCGCCCAAAGTCCCTTGCAGCAACTTCAGCACGAGCATTTGCGCGATAATCCGCGCGATAGATTGCACGACAGAAAGCGCGAACTGCTTGAACGCTTCTTTGGCGTTGCGCGCGTTCGCAATCAACCCGGCAAACAGGTTTTCCAAAGAGCTGGCGAGGTCAGCCCGGATTTGTGCGCCGGCGTCACGCGAAACCACCTTGATTGATTGAACCGCCTCAATCGCGTCACGCACAGCGTCAACGTTCTCTTGCGTGGGCAACGCTTGCGCTGCTTCGCGCGCCTTTTGCGCCAAGGCGTCAAGCGTGGCTTTCCGCCGCTCGTACACCGCATTGACGGCTTTTTGCACTTCAGCTTCCGTGTAGCCCGCCAGCCGCATTTGTTCAGCCAGTTGTGCCTGCTCACGCTTGGTTTCTGTGATGGCACGCTGCAACTCGGCAATCGCTTGGTCAACGGCAATCTGTTCCAGACGCTTTTGGCGGATTTCCTCTGCCAGTCTGACCTGCTCGCGCTCGCCGTCTGTCAGTGACGCCAGAACTGCTTCGCGGTCTGCGTTAGCCTGCGTTAGTTCGCTTCTGACGCGCCGGAGCGTCTCAA